GGTGGTTTATTAATTAAAAAAAGCAGGCCAGGCTTGAAATGGACACACAAGAATGGACAAAAATTAAAATAAAAAAATTATGAGCAAAAATGAACATTTAATATTTTATAGGTCAAAAAGTCCAACTAAAATGAGCTACGTTTTTTTTGGTAACTATAAAGATAAAACAGGTAAAATGCACACATATACAGATGTAAATGGTGTTGCACATAGAGGTTTTCCTAATACTTCACCTGTAATAAGGTTGAATATAAATATGGAACACCACAAACTAGTAGATGAGTTTTTAACAAACCACCCACTAGTTTTAAATGGTTCTTGGTTAAGAGATGACTCTATTGAAAGACAAGAACAAGAAGCTAATGCTATTATGACTTCTGCTAATGCAGTAATGGAAGCTGCTAAATTAAATATGAAAGAGGTTAGAGATATTGCTAGATTATTAGGTCTAAACCTAGATTCTAGAGATGATATCTTAAAAGCTCACATATTAAAGATAGCTGCAGAGCAACCAGAAAACTTTATGTCAGTTTGGTTTGATGATAATAGACATTACAGATTGTTTGTAATAGAAGCTCAAGAAAGAGGTATTATAGTTTGGGATAAGGATACATTTAAGTATGGTTCACAAATTGTAGGTATTTCTGAAGACCAAGTTATAAAATGGTTGAAAGATAATAAAGACATTCATGCTTTACTAAAACAACAAATGAGTAGTAATGGTGAAGTAGAAATGGATTTAGTTGAGCAGAAAAAATCTGCTTCAAAAAAAACAAGTAAAAAGTAATAATAAATGGCAAACATCTCTGGAATTAATGATGCTATAAATAGGGTAAGAACTATTCTAGATAGAGGTAACACTCCATGGATGTCTAACTCTGAAATAAAAGACTTTATCTCTATGGCTACTAATGAGTTCGTAAGAGAAAGAGTTAATTTATTTGGGGCTACACAAAAACTAAGAGATGATTTGGGTAATTATGTTAGGACTAAAACGTTTACTTTTGATGAAGCTAGTAACTCTAGCCATTGGAGTAACGTTGGTATTGATATGGATACTATATCTAACCCTCCTTTTATTGAATCATTTATTTTTGATGAAGAAGTGGGTGTTGAATTTGGTTACTTGTTGGGAATCAAAATAGAACAGTTAAATGCTGTTTATAATGAAGAAGGGGTTTTAGAAGAAGATACATATACATCTAACTATGATAATTGTAAAGTTATTAGCTTAGATGATGCACAAGCTGTATTAGACGACCCATATAATAAACCAGAGGTAGGTAGTTATCGAGCAGTAAAAATTGGTAACATATATTTTATATTGCCAAGTTTAGAACAAGAGATTGACGAAAATGAAAATATAATTGTAGATTATAAATTTCATGTTGACTTTGTAGCTGATAACAATAATGATGAAGAAATAAACATTGCTAGACTACCTCAACATTCTAGAGAAGAAGTTTGCCTTATTGCTGCTAGAAAAATACTTGGAACAACTGCTGATGAAAGATATCCTGTAGGGGATAACGAAATCAAAGAGTTGAATAAATAATTTGCTCCCTGCTTTGTGATGAGGGGTAAGATTCGTTCTGCCCCTTGTCTATGCAGAAAAACATAAAATATGACATTAGACGAAATAGCATTTAATATTAAAAACATTGTAGAAGGTGGTATACATGGCACTGACTCTAATATATCTACTAGACAGATAAAAGGTATGATACATTACCATAGAGCTCAGTTGTTAACTAAATACACTGATTCAGGTAGGTATCTATCAGAAAAGCTATATTCTTATAAAAGAGAAGCTATAACAGATGGATATATAGATTTACCAGAAATGGTAGGTTTTCCTAATAATAGAGCTTTAGTTAGCGTAATGTTAGAAGGGGTATCAGGTGGTGCTAATTTAAGTGATGCTACTATTGTGCCTGTGTTTACAGAAGAAGATGCTCAGTTTCATTTACAATCTAGATTTTCTCCAGTTAATAATCAAATATATGGAGTAATAGATGGTAGTCAAAGTAGAATTAATTTTTTCTTTAATGAAGGTATAACTGAATATGAAGATGCTAATGCTATTGTTTCTGTAAAATATATAGCGGCTAAACCTGAAGATGGTAAGATGGGTTATCCTTTACCTGATGAGTTAGTTGCTACATTAGTAGAAACAGTGTTGTCAAAAGAGTTTAATGTTATGTTGACTGTAGGAAAAGACTACACTAATAATTCAGTAGATGATAATATACAAGGAGCTAGAATTTCATTTAGTCCTCCAAGTGCTAAGCCATCTGCTAATGCAAGGTCAAGAAGAGCAAGAACTAGATAATATGAACATAAGAAAATACAAAGACAAATATGTTTTATTAAAAGATGTATTTGAAAACATAAGGAGGGACATAAAAATTAAAGGAACAACTAAAGATAGACAGTTATCTTACACAGAATACAGGTCTATTGTTGGTGGTTTCTTTGACACTTTGATAGAGGATGTAGCTAGAAATAGAGATAAGGCTAGATTACCTAACAAGTTTGGAACTGTTTATGTAAAGAAATGCAAAAACAAAAGAGCTTTTCACGTTAGGTTAGATATTGTAGAAAGTGAAAGAACAGGTGAAGTAGTTAAATATAAAGTACCTATATTTACTGATTACTACAATAAGGTTGTTTGGTTAAGGCCAGCTAGATATAAAAATTGTAAGATACTTCCTTTATCAAGATTTAAAAAAGTTATTAAAGAAGTAAAAGAATATTAATATGAATGGACAAGCTGGAAAACGTGTTAGTGTAAAAAGGGTTGTAGCAAATGTAATAAGAAATATGGAGGTTCCTGATTCTGCTAGAATGTTTCATTCTTTTGTAGAATGGGCTTTTGAAGCAGAAAGAAAAATAGGTAGCTATAAAACATTTGTAAAAAAAACAACAAGCTTAGATGTAGAAAACAAACAAGCTACACTACCAGATGATTTTTTAAGTTTAATAGATGCTAAAAAAAGTGGTAGTGCTAGTAACGATTATTTACATCAAAGTAGCGCTACATTTCCTGCTAACATAGATAAGCAAAATATGTTTTACTTTACTGAAAACACTATTAATTTATCTACAAGTGATATAAGCTCTATTGATATTACATATTATTCTGTTGACACGGACAGTGAAGGATTTCCTACTATAGCAGATAATCATGAAGATGCAGTTTCTGCATATTTAATGTACAAATATAAAGCAAGAGATTATTGGAATGGTAAATTACCAAGAGCTATTTATATTGATTTAGAAAGAAATTGGTCTAAGCTTTGCGCACAAGCAAGAGGTAATGATAATATGCCTACACCAATAGAAATGAAAAAAGCTGCTGAGATTTGGAACACTTTAATACCTATTAGAAGTACTAACGGATTACTTAATGTATAATGTCTACACCAGGAAAACCAAATATATTTACTAAGGGTATGATTAAAGACCTTGATGAAGGTCTACAACCAAAGGAATCATATAAAGATGCAAATAACATTCGTGTTACAAGCACAGATGGTGACAATGTTAGTATACAGCCATTTCCTAGTGACAGAAAAGCTATAGAGTTTACACAGTCAGTAAATCAAGTAGAAACTACTACTACTGTCTCCTATTTAGATGGTTGGTTAAATGTACCACAAGTTACATTAGGTGAAATTCAACCAAATTGGCAAACTGCTTTTAGTGGAGGATATGCTGATGT